GAAAATAGAACTTTCAAAGGCAAAGGAATTTTCAAAATTATATGAAATTCCAGAATGGAGAAGAAAATTAGATAATGAATATCCAGTAACAATAGATTTAGATGGTCATAAATGGAAAACAGTAGAGCATTATATTCAAGCTAATAAATTTAAAAATACCAATAAAGAATATTACATTCTTTTCTCTCTAGATAGTAATTCTAACATATCTAAGGATGTTGAAGTAGCAAAGGCTGCTGGTTCTAAAAGTGGAAGAATGAAGGGGGATTTATTAAGATCTAAAGATATTAAAGTGGATCCGGAATATTATGGAGGTATTGATGCAAAAGTATTAGAAAATGGGTTACATGCTAAATTTACACAACATCCAGACCTTAATGCTTTATTAAAAAATACAAAGGATGCAAAATTATTACATTATAAAAAGGGAAATGAACCACAAATTAGTAATGAACTAATGATTGTTAGAAATAAGATTAAAGAATAAATAAAATAAATTAAATATTACTCTATTTATAATATAAGTAATGTCAAATATTATGAATATACTCTCTCATTTAAATGATGATTTAAATTATAACTATCAAGATGACAATATAGATCGTAAAAGTATTAAAATGTTATATGATTTATTAGTAAAAGGTGATAAATATGTACAAAAGAAAAAAAACGGCACATGTTTTAATTATAATTTAATTAATATCTCTCTAATATCACAAATACCAATGGCTACTATGGGAGATACTTCATTTTTCCCCAATGAAATTAAAAGTTATATTAATGACAATGCATGTTATGCATTACAGTTTAATTGTAACATTAAAGAGAGAAATATAAATATTAGTTTTATTATTTGCGATAAACTAGATTCAGATAAAGTGAGAGAAATCAGTCACTATGTTTATATTATCTATATGTGGATATATGTATTACATGATTTATCCTCGATTAAATGTTCAAAAGATTTAGATTTATATTTATATCTTACACCCTTTACAAAATTACTACCCGAAAATCAGTTAATAACATTAGATGCAAAACATGTTAATAGTGGATATACAACTGGTTGTAAAAGCAAAACCGAAATAGTAATATTTAGACAAGAAGAATGGTTTAAAGTTTTTATTCATGAAACATTTCATTGTTTTGGGTTAGATTTTTCTGATATGAATTTATCGTCAGCGTCAACTAAATTATTAAATATTTTTAATCTAAAAATAGAATATAATATTTATGAAAGTTATTGTGAGACATGGGCAAGAATAATTAATGCTATGTTTTATAGTTATTTGTTTTCTCCGAAATCAAAAAGAATGGATTATAAATACTTTATCGACTCTTTTAATTATAATATGCAAATTGAATCAAAACATTCATTATATCAATGTATAAAAATATTATCATTTATGGACCTAACATTTAATACTATTACTGACAAGTCTCCTGAAAATATTACTGCATGTAACCATTTATATAGAGAGAATACATCTGTATGTTCATATTATATTATTACTGGTTTATTAGTTAATAATTATAATAATTTTATTTCATGGTGTAATAGAAACAATAATAGTCTAGTTAAATTTAGAAAGACGCCTAGTAATATTGATAAATATATTGAACTAATACAAAAAACTACAAAGAATTCACATATTAAAAAAAATATTAAAAAACTAGAAAATGGATTAATTAATAAAAACTATGTTATATTACCCGAAATGAATATGACTATATTAAATATAAATAACCAAGTATTATTTTAATTGGGACTAAAGTGCCATTGACAAAAATCATCATTTAATAATTGTTTTTTTCTACATTTTTTTCCATCTTCACATACATAACAGCAATTTTTGGAAGATTTTTTATATGAAAACATTCCATTTTTTAACTGATTTTTATTTTGTCTCCAAGCATTAGATGCTTCATCAAAATCAATCGAAATTTGATCTGATTCATTCATTAGAACTTGTCTCATTGACAACATGTTGAGTAATCATTATTATTATAATGATAATTATATATATATTCAATTTTAAATAATATTAATTAAAATTGAATAGCAAATGTATATGACTATTGGTATTAAAGAAGCAATATAATGGGAATTAAACATTTAAATAGATATATACAGACACAGTGTAAAAGCTCTATAAAGCAAATACATTTATCAGAATTGACTAATAAAAAGATAGTAATAGATACTAGTATTTATTTATATAGATATGCGAGCGATAATACACTGTTGGAAAACTTTTATTTAATGATTTCTATATTCAGACAGTACAATATTATACCATTATTTATATTTGATGGTAAGCCACCAAAAGAGAAAAAGGATTTATTAAAAAAAAGAAGAGAAGCCAAACAATTAGCTGAGAATAAATTTAACGAATTAAAAGAGTCAATATCGCATGAAACATCTCATGAAGATAAATCATCTATAATCAATGAGATGGAATTATTAAAAAAAGAATTTGTAAAGATTAATCACACAGATATTGAAAATGTAAAAGAGTTGCTACAAGCATTCGGTGTTTCATATATAGAGGCTGAAGGCGAAGCAGATAAATTATGTGCAAAGATAGTATCTAAAAATAAAGCATATGCTTGTTTAAGTGAAGATATGGATATGTTTGTATATGGTTGTAATAGGGTGTTGCGATATTTAAGTTTATTAAAAAAGTCTGTTATTATTTATGACACAAAATCAATTCTATCTGAATTAAAATTAAACATGGATGAATTTAAAAGTATTTGTATAGTATCGGGTACAGATTATAATGTAGATAATGAACAAGCAAATTTACACCAAACATTAAAATATTTCAAAAAATATAAAAAAAGTTCTAGTGATGATTTTTACACTTGGTTAGAAAGTAATACGAGTTATGCAAGTAATATATATGAATTATATAATATTAGTGATTTATTTGATTTACAATCTATGGAAGAATATAAAAAATACGAAACATATAAGATCTCAAATGCACCAATTAATTTAAATAATTTAAAAAAGGTGATGGAAAAGGAAGATTTTATATTTATTCATTAATTAAATTGAAATTACTATAAATTTTTATTTATCTACTATATGATTTATTTAAAAGGTATACCTCTTTATTTTCGTAAATTAGATTATGATGATATAAAATGTTCATATTATAATTTAATGAGCCTACTATCTCAACATAATGTTAATTTAATAAATACATTAACTAATACTGATTTTAATAATAAATTAAATTATGATCATATAATATTTGTTATTATAAATTTAAATACTAATATGGTAGTAGCTACTGCTACAATAGAAGTATTAAACAAAAATACGATGTATAATATTTGCATTATTAAAGAAATAATTATCGATAATGAGTATGAAAAAGAAAACAAATTACATGCATATTTTTTAAAACAATTAATTGATTATAGTTTTGCTAGAGAGAATTGTGTAAAATATATTGTAAAATAAGTATTTCAAGATGTATTACAATATAAAATAATATTTATTAATTAAATATTTTTTATTAATTAATAAATTTTAATTATTATTATTTATTTAAGCAGATGTGGAAGGAGCAACCTTGTCGGAAGCCTTGGCGAAGTGGGGAGACATGTACTTTTGAAGGTTGAAGTATGTGAGCTCCTCACCCTTTTTGATCTTAAGAAGACCAGTAAGCTTCTTGTCGGGGATGATCTTGCGACCATTGTCCTTGTCTTGAAGCTTGTGCTCACGGATGTAAGCATTGATCTCGCGAGTTACTTCAGTGCGAGCCATCTCAGTTCCCTCGGGCTTAGTGAGGAATGCAGCAAGCTCGTTAGAGATAAGAGTAGGTTTTACGAAACCAGAAGGAGCACGGTTTCCAGTCTTTCTCTTGCGCTTTTGGCTTAGCTTAGCAGCAGCCTTAAGGTCGCGGGTTACTTGACGCTCAAGTCCGCGGAACTCAGTGCGAAGAGCAGACATTTGAGAACTGACGGCTTGAAGCTTAGCCATGAAGCCACCAAATTGGTCAAATACGGTGGGGGCAGCAGGTGCATCAGGAGCAGCCTCTACAGGAGCAGGGGTTGCTTCAACTGGAGCAGGAGCAGTTTCGGTTTTCTTAGCAGACTTAGCTGCGGTAGTCTTGGTTGCGGGGGTCTTTGTTGTTCTGGCCATTATACACTAATAAGACATATCTTTTTAAGTGTTTTTACGCAATATATATTATATTATTTATGATTGTAATCAGTCATAAATAATAAATTAAGATTCCTAAATATTTTATAATTAAACATATTAATTATTTATTTAATTTTAATGAGAAACTGATTGATATAACCAAGGAAGACTATTTCTAGCTTCTTGGCTTACTAATGTTAATGCTGCTAAAACATAATATGCTCCTAAAGATCTATTATCTCTGGTGGATGCAGATTTTACTAAAAATCCAATAATTCTAACTGCGTTTTTCATTAAAGAATCGTCTGTTTGATTTTGAGCTAAATGTAATTGTAATCCTACAAATGGATTTCCATGTGGTGGTACAATTTCTCTCATTGTTTGTTGTGTTATTTGAGCTCTATAATGCCATATATCATATACTTCTCTTATAAACAATACCAACATATGTCTAGGTAATTTTAATAGCCAATCACTGTCTGCATAATTACCTAATTCATTTATATATTGAAATAATTCTATCACCTTTAATTCCAGTAACTTTTTTGGATCAATTACATCTTCTTCATTTTGGGTAATAACCCGTATTTTTAATATTTTTGCTAATTTTAAATAATAATTATAATTATTAATTATGTTAGTTGTTATTTTTGTTCTGTTATATGGATTTAATGGTAAATTATTTTCATTCTGTTGCAATGATAATGAACTAGTCTTTTTTAATAAACCATTAAAGGATATTACATCACATCCATATATATTATTTTCTTCATCTTTAAAACTAAAAAACTGATTATATGGAATTTCTTTTAGTGGTTCTAATGTTGCAAAATCACTGTCATTAGTGCATGAATTATTATTTTTCATTCTCAAACCACTACATTTTAAAAATAATCTAACTAATATACCTCTACATACACGCTGTATAGTTGTTGCGTAGAGAGAAAACTTTAAATAATTAAATAATCGATTTAATAATTCATCCTTATTCCCAGTCTTTTTTAAATTATGTTTTGAACACATTTCTTTTAACTGAGAAACCTTATATTGATTTATTAATAAACTATCATGTTCGCCTAATTCTAATACTCTGAAATCTGTATCAGATATTTTTGATTTTTTTTTCTTTTGCATATTTGATACATCATCAAATACTTTCTTCTTCAAATATGATTTTGGACTTAGCCTTTTTACTTCCATACTAATATATAATTAGAATTTATATTTATATAGTAATTAAACATATATTTTCTCTCTACATACCACATATGGTTATAAAATTATACTTATTTATTATGTTGTATATTTATTTTTCTTTATTTTTCTTTATTTATCATTATTTATTATTTTATATTACATACTATATAAAATAAATTTAAATAAATTATTTTATTACCTACTTACATG